CTATAAACTTTCCATTAATATACTTACTACCAAACTTAGGAGGAGTACCCGAAAACTTAACCCAAGTAACTTTGTCTAATTCACATGGTTTATCTGTTATCTCATTAGAAGATAAACCATTATTTACAGCAATATAGTACGTCATTTTATTGGGAACGGTAAAGTAGGTTTACTAGTTACAGTTCTGGAAGCTCCAATAGTAATTCTTATGTCTTGTAACGAGCCATTCAATGTACTAGACACCGAGGGCGCTACCGCATAACTAGTCTTTCTTAACGCCCCTATTATTAAAGGCTCAGTAGGTACAACTATAGTGCCAGTGCCGACATTTAAGGTCTGGGCTGCTCCATCTATATACATAGATACTGTAGTAGCTGTCATAACAATAGCTACATAGTGCCAAGTCCCTACAACTAAATTTGCGGTAGAAGTAATATATACACTGGAACCAATTAAAAATCTAAGTTTGCCTGCACTAGTAAGGTCAATACCCCACCCATTAGTTGATATACCTTGTCCAATAACTCCATCAGCAGATAAAGATCTAAGATTTATCCAAAACTCTAGAGTAGCAGATCTATTACCTATCCAATACGCTTCATGGTAAGGTATAGCTAAATAATCTGTAGGGGATGTGGCAGCATTACCACTATAATTAGTAGACGCAAACTCAACGGCGGCATTTGTAGAACCAGAGCCGTAAGCAGTACTGCTTGCTAAAGTAGTTACTATACCAGTAGGGGCTATAGAGTGATAATAGCTTGATGCATCGTATATACCAACATCCGAAGAAGCATTATTGGGATCCCCAGTTAGCCTAAACTTTTGCGGTACAACAGTAGTATTATCATTATCCCACCCTTTGTAACTATTCATAACACCGAATGGCGTAGTTGGTACTATAAAAGACAAGGAGCTACTTAGACATTCTTCTACAAACCGGGCACCGCAGATTGGTAGCGCTGAATTCAATGTAAACTTATTACCAGTAGGATTACTACTAGCATGATACGGCATTCTACTTACCATAGTAGAAGTTGGGGCATAAGTACTTTGGTACACTCTTATACCATCTATATAGAAAGATACTACTGACCCTTGAGAAGTAGTTATACTAGAAGAGGAGGTAATTGCTAAGTGATGCCACCCGGTAGATAGCGAGGAACCAGATATAAAAGATATTTCATAAGGAGTATAAGTTACACTCTTACCAGAAAAATCTGGGGTAGACCAAGGGTTAAACCTAAACCTTGGTCTACCTGTTGCCTGCATATCAAACAATATTGATCCATTGCTACTTATACCTAAAATTGTGTAAGATATTGTGGAAATTTTAGGATCATAGTATATCCAAGTTTCTAAAGTAAAGGGTACAGAGGATATATCGCTGGTACTAGGTAATAGGTTGCTGCGCGCTCCTTGATAAGACAGGGATGCTCCATTGTATACTCTACCAAATACATAACTTCTTAGAGAAGTAGAAGGAAACGGTGATGTTCTTACTGTACCCATCCCTAGACCTAATGGCAAGGAAACTTCTGTTTGAAGTTTTTCTGAGTTAAAATTAACAAGAGTAAACCCAGAATAGATATTATTGTTAATTGTATTACCGGCAGCCTTAACAGCTTTCACTAGTAGGGCTACATTTTGAAAACTAAGGTCTGAGGGCTCTTCTACAATACCGGACCCTCGGGCTTTTCTCATATTAGATGAAAACATTAGAATCCTTTGTCACACTGTACCCCATACCAGCTAGTGCCTATACATACAAAACTGTATAAGTCGAAAGCACCTGCAGTAATACTAGCTATAGGTGCTGAAGTAAACTTAGCTGAGGAAGAAAATGTAATTGTAGCATTGGCCTGTGTCATAGTTACAAATAGCGTAAAAGACTTACCAGGTGCGGCTGCTGGCATAGTTATAGTATTACTAGTACCGTTTAAAGGTACTACGTGTACAGTACCTAACCCTAAGTTTACAGTATACGCCATAGTAGCTGTTGCTGTATTAACTTTTTCTGTATACCCTATATTAAGTACTAAAGTATCAATAGTTGCAGTACATCCAGTTAAAGTTATATTACCAGAACCACTAATACTTCCAGATAATATAGGTGAAACCAGTGTTTTATTAGTTAGAGTATCTACCGTATTTCTAGCTACTAGTGTATCTGAAATACTATAATAATCACTATTACTAGCATTTTCACCTGGAGTAGAAGTAGCTAGTATTGGTAGTGTTATTCTGTCTCTAGAACTTATGGAGTAGTTTAATGGGTCTCCTGGTATAGCAAAATATCCGGAACTAATAGTAGCTCTTGATAGATCTTTATCAACTAAAACCTGTACTCCTGTAGTACGTACTACTGTATTATCCAATGAAACAGCTGCACTAGGATTATTAAAATCAACTACACCACCATTAAGTCCATCTCCAAAACTTAAGTATATAGCACTTCCTGTAGCTAAAGGCATCCAGTGAGCGGTTTCAGTTCTAGGATTCTTATTAATATTAGAACTGGCTAAAGATAAATACGAGTCAGTATGTGGATAAGTGACCCCATTAACTACAGTGTCATACCTAACATAAACTATATCATTAATGGCATAGGTTACTAAATCACTCCACTCCCCTTTAGCTGTTAGAGTGCTGGTTATAGTATTTTGTAGTTGAGTAAATACAGAGTATACTGCAGTAATAGCATTGGCAGTTTGAGATATAGCTATTATCTTTTCGCCCGCTTGTAGGTTAATTGGCTTAGGCCAAGTGTACTGGCTTTTAGGCTGTATAGTTGTGTTATAGACAGTGGAAGTTTGACCAGCTATTAATAGCTTAATAGTAAGTGTAGCTGCAATATCAGTAGTATTATTAAAAACTAGGCCGTGTACTATACTTTCTAAAGTTGGTTGAGCTACAAATATGTCAGTATTTGTATTATTAATTAGTATTGGTTTAGATATAAAAGATGCCATATTAAGTTCCAAAAATTATAGCATACACTATACTAGGTATACCGGTACCGTCTCCGCCTCCTGAAGGACCTGGAGGGCCTTGGTCACCTGTAGGACCTGGAGGGCCTTGATCACCTATCGACCCTTTGTCACCTGTGGGACCTTTATCTCCTTGAGGTCCTTGTATACCTTGAACACCCTGATCCCCTGTAGGGCCTTTATCGCCCGTTGGACCTTGAAATCCTAAAGCACCTTGATCACCTATCGACCCTTTGTCTCCTGTAGGCCCTTTATCCCCCGTAGGTCCCTGCATACCCTGATCACCTGTAGCGCCTTGGTCTCCCATAGGTCCTTGCGTACCCTGAGCACCTTGATCACCTACAAGGCCTTTGTCACCTGTGGGACCTTTATCCCCTGATACATAAGTTAGCCAGGCTGTAGCAGTGTTATTAAGTATAAAAGCTGCGTTTAATTGCAGATCGGATACTATTTGCCCAGGATACCTTCTGGGATTTGTTAAATAAGCTAGTCTTTCTGCAGTAGTGTTAAATACACTATCTTCATCAATAGGAGCCGATTGCTGTCTTCTATACTGTAAGGGAAATAAAGTTGCTGTCATTATATAAATACTTTATAAGTTACGTCAGAGCTAAAAGGCTCTACTGGAGTGTACCTATATACTCTATAAGCAATAGCTGTGTACCCTTGAGCACCCTCTACATTTATAGTAGACTGAATAAAATTTGATTTTATTTCTGAATCAGCTAATTGTACATATTTTACGGAGGCTACCTCTCTTAAAGTAGCTGGATAAGCAAAGATTACGTGAGTCGCTCCAGCGGGTACAGTTATTGTAAAGCTAGGAGTAACAGTACCTCCTGTACTGTTACCAGAGCTATCTACGGTAGAGTTATTTGTACTGTCTGAACTAGGTGTAAGTACTCTAATACTACTAGAAGTGGTTGGTATAGTAGTAGTAGTTGTACCATAAAAACAATATCGTTTACCTTGGTAATTTAAAGTTGAAGAATACGCAGTACCTGCGGAAATTCTTCCAGTAGGATCAGGTATACCTAAATTGCTATTTAAGACAGGCCCTTGTGAGTACCCAGCAGCTACTCTATAAGATATGTTAGAGGCCGTTACTGTTATAGTATCAGAGTACGTATCGCCAATAGAGGCTAAAAAACTACCATTCTTCTCAATTACTTTATTAGTTAGAGAACCACCATTATTTTGTGTGTATATTGACGTAAAATTAATATTATATATAGTACCCACTTCCATAGAGTTAGTGGAAGTGGGTATACCTGACAAGGATACGGTTGGCTGGGTATACGTTGGAGGTATTGATTTAATTGCTATAGATTCTATAATTTCAGTTAATGTGGAACCTAAGGGAAGTACGTCACCAGGACCTTTAGCACCTAAAGTTGTACCTGTTACTACTATATTTTTCGTCAGTGTAGCAGAAGAGTTTAGCGAGGCTAGCCATTCTACTTCAGTGCCTACAAAACCATTTAATACTGCAATCTGGTAGGCACTTAAACCGCTTGGCCCTATCCCACCATTAGGTCCTTGTACACCACTATCCCCTACAGGCCCTTTATTACCTAAGGGCCCTTGGTCGCCTGTAGGGCCCTTATCTCCTATAGACCCTTGTACACCCATATCCCCTACAGGTCCTTTATCTCCTGTAGGGCCTTTATCTCCTGTAGGGCCTTTATCTCCTTGAGGTCCTTTATCTCCAGTAGGTCCTTTATCCCCTTGGTCACCTAGTACTAATAGTCCTCCAACTACTATATTAGTGTTGTCTGTTGACGTTACAATATGTGAAGATAGTTCTTCTATAACTATAGGACTATCTGAGGTACTTAGTACTAAACTATCTGTCATCTTGTTACCTCAGCTATTACAGATATATTACCAACAATTAAAGTACTAACTATATTAGAATTTACTACTTCTAAGCTATATACACCTGTTGCGAATGTAAAACCAGCTGTTACACTAGGAGGTATATTTATAGTTATAGTACTTGTAACCGTATTAATTATGATGCCGCCGTTCTCTGTAGTTAGCTCATAAAGTACAGTAGGGTCACCTATTTTTGCCCGAATTTGCATTCTAGCAGTTACACCTATTAAACTTACTGGCTTATTATACTCTATAACTCCGCCGCTAGCGTAGTCTTTATACGATAGGCTATTTACAGCATTTATTGTTATAAGACTACCTGCAGAACCTGAAGATATATGGTATATATCAGGGGAGCTTATTTCTGTCATGCCTACTACGTTGGTTACTTTAAATCTCCAACCTACTAGCATTTCATTACCGGGAGCTGTAATAGTAATAGGAGCAGATTTAGTTATTGCAGTAATAGGAAAATACTGCTTAGTTCCGGATTCCCAGCGTAAAACTTCTTGAAAAGTGCTACCTTGGTATATTTTAAAATTAAGTTTAGCTGGACTGGACATATTACTCTTTTCCTGTAATCATACTTTGAAGTCTTGATATTTCTTTGTTTAAAAGACTAACTTCACCATGTAGTTTTTGGTTTTCTCTAGTTAACTCAGATAATTGAGTACCTAGTCTTATTAGTTCTAACTGAAGTTTACCTATTTCGTTAGACAACGTAAAGTTTTGAGAACTCATACGTTCTAGCTCTTCGTGCATCATCTTTAAAAGAGAGCTTTCGGTAGCAGTGCTTTTCCAGTTCTTAAGTATAGTCTGAAAGCCTACTGCGAGAGCACTAACTGCTAATAGCCCAGTAACTGCTAACTCCGCTAAGTAATTTCCTGCCCCAGTAATTATTGCCATAATATCTCCATACATCCAGATAGTAATTCGAGCACGTAATAGTTTTATGTGCATATTTCGATCTATTATACCACGTATGCTATTAACTGTCAAGACAAAAAAATACCTACCCTATCAATAGACAGGGTAGGTATTTTTTTTTTTTAAACTTCTTCAATTTCTAAAGATGTAGAATATATACCAAACATAGGGTGAGTGACTCCCGGTAACTCGGTAAGTTTACCATATATTTGATAAACTCTTTCCCTAGTCCAATCCTCAGAGTTATCCGGAAAGACACTTAATAGTAAAGCTCTAGAAGTACCTACATTAGATAATAGATTCAATATAGACTCCCTATCAGAATCAGTAAGCCAATTAAGATCAAAACTAAGGCTATTATGTTTTGTTCCTCTTGTAGATAATAGGTCCCCTGACTCCATCCTAGTATTACTAGAATCATCCTTTGGAGATATTGATAGCCCAAATCCTGTATTGTATTTTGGGGACCAGTAATCTCCAATTACTAAATAAGCGCACTCTATGTAGCCCTGAACGTTAGCAGTATCTACTATAGTTATAGTTAAGCCAGTACACGTTTTTGTAGCTGGAAACCATACTCTAGCATAGGTACCACCACCATAAGAATAGGAACTAGCCCCTGGAGGAAGATAACTGGCATCTATACCTTTATCTGTTTGATATGGGCAACATAATACATTACCACTAGAATAAGTATCCCCTCCTGATAATGTTACTGAAATAGTAGCGGTTTTACTTAAATTAGTAAAAGGCAGTACAACTCCTCTAATACTTTTAGATGAACCAAAAGATACAGTTATAGTAGCCGTAGTATTTGTGCTTCTCCATACCAAAGTTTTACTAGGCTTTTTTAAGTTATTTATTGGAGTACCTACTCCAGCAGTAGTAGATGCAGATAACGTAGTAGTAGCTAAGTCTACTACGTTATTATATATTATTCTTAAATTATTTGAAGCCATTAAATACTCGCTAACTTATCAATTAAAAGCAGCAACAGTTTAGGGTCGTTGCTATTAGTTATAAACTCATCTAGTAGAGTAATATCGTATTCCCCAATTAACTTCCTTATGCCTTCGGACACACTTTCATATACTGCAACAGTTGCAATAGTTTCCGTATAAGGCAAAGTAGTAGTTAGTAAGCTTTTTACTACCAACTGCTTGTTACTAGTATCCATAATTTATCCATAAGAAAAAACAATAAGCTCCCAATTAAAGGAGATAGAAGTAGTAGTAACAGGGTTACTACTATGTAGGTTTAAAGTATCTACGGCCTGAAACTCTAAAGAGGCAAAAGTATTATCTCCTAGTAGTTTGCAAGTTAGTATATCAAAAGTAGATAGCCTTTGTTTAGTAGTACTATTTTGTATATTTATTGGTAATGCCATACCTAATTGTATTTTCTTATTCAAATAAGTAGTATTAGCCAAACTACCTACTGAAGCACTAGTAGGGGTAATATATACTACATATATATCCTTCTGATTGCCTCTATAAGTTTTTCCTGACAAGGCAACAGTTTGAGAATAAGACCCTGTATTAGCAGAGTAGGATATAGAACCACTTGCATAGTATCTAAAATGACATAACTTAGTAGATAATAGTAACTCAGGTTCTTTTCCTGAGCTAGCTATGTATATACCTGTGGGAGACATATGTATCATTTAGTAAACCTTAATTTTTGACTTCCTCTAGAATAGAATAATATTTTTATAATACCTCCTGTGCCTGAAAAAGGCGCAGTATTTTGGTATAAGTATACATTAGAGGTATAGGCTTCAGAAGCGGCATATGCTGCTTGAACTGTGTCTTTAGCATCAGTACCAATCTTTGATGTTAATTTATAGCTAGCAGAGTATAGAGACGAATTACACGCTACATAAATTAAGTTACCTGCAGTATCACAAGGCCCATACCAGCCTATAGCTCCATTATTAAATGTTAATCTAACTACGTTTACGGATACATTGCCAAAAGTGTACGCGTTTAAAGACACTAATTTATTTGTAACAACTAGATTACCATAACTACTTAAAGAGCCGTTTTGAGTATATAGTAATGTAGGTACCATTAAGTATACTCCTATATCCAAAGAAGACTCAGATATTTTTGCACCCACCGTATTAGTAGCAGGTAGTATCTTATATATATGCCCCGCACAGGTAGGTAAAGCGGTCACAGGGAAATTAACATTATCAATAGGGTATATAGTCGGTGCCAATTGATTGTAGTATACCTGAGAAGTATTTGCATACGTAGCATTTACTTCATACGAGTTCATTGAACGTAAATATGCAGGATATGGTATGCCGGTATCACTTATACCAGCAGCATATGATATATTACCAAAAGAATCTTTAATAACTATTCTGTCTGGTTCAATTCTTATTTTTTCTACCATGTATTATAGTCCTATTATATCTACAGTTACTGGTATATCTAATACCTCTGACAGTTCCGCGCCAAAAGTATGCCACATTTCTACAACTTTTACCTGCCCTCCCTCAATAACTGGCATAATAAACCTAACACTATTTGTAGTAGTGTTAGAGTTTATAGAGTCCTGTACAACTAAAGGGCCTATAGAAGATAGTTTTTTACCCTCACTATTAGTATAGCTTATAATAGGTATTGGAGTTATAATACTAGAATCCAGAGAACCTAATGTAGTAGTCTGAATTCCCGCTGATAGTATATTAGCTACTGGCATTTATTTTTTACCTGATGAGCCGCCATCTGTAGAGTAAGTATACGTTACGTACTGCCTAGTTGGGAAGCTTATGTTAGAACTTAGGGATTGCTTCTGGACTAAATACTTATACTCGGAAGCTCCCGCTGCAAAGTATATTTTATCAATATTGGCGTTACTTGAGTAATTAGCCCTAATATTACTAGCATTTAGCCAATCTGTAATAAATAATGTACCGTCTGCTCCGTTTAAATATAACTGATATTTAGGAGTTTGGTATCCTTGAGTTATCTCATATCTAACAGACTCTTTCTTATTTCTAAAAGTAAATAACGCTGATTTAGCTATGTTTGAATCAGCTAATAATATTCCGGGCTCATATTGTAACCACATTTCCTCAATTAAAGAAAAAGATACTCTGCCTGTATCTTTAAATATCCTACTACGTAAAAACTCAGAAGGATAAGTATTGAAAAATAATCCAGTATTAGCTAGAAATGAGCTTCGTATTTGATATGCTGCAACTCCTACAGTGTAAAATTTACTAACATCTACGTCGGTTATTATTAAACCATTACCTGTAGAAGAAAACGAGTTATTATAGCTAACTAAGAATTTTTTCTCATTGGCCCCATCAGTACCAAATTCGTAAGCCTGGTCAGTACTAGAAGCGTATAGATATACTATAAATCCGTCAATATTCTGAGAAGAGGCTAAACTAGTAGATTTAGTGTATTTCCAACCTAAACTAAGTATACCTTTACCATTTTTTAATTTAGAAACCCCCTGTACTATAGCCTGTACTGTACTTGTTGTAATTAAAGAAGGCATTGTTACTTCCCCTACTAAACTACAAGTGTCTCCAACTGTTGCTGGCAATATAGATATATAGTTTCCAGCGTATGCAGAATCCTCGTCCAAGGCTAGTTTTAAAGAATTAGCACCGGTTTTTATTACGTAGTAAGTAGGATACAAACTAAGTCCTTTAGGGAACTTCTTAGCATCACTTAAGGACCCTAAAGAAGCTATAGTCTTTACTACCCCTAAAGAGGCGTTATCACTAGTAGTAGCTAACTGAATTGTAGTACTATTAACTAAAATTGCGTAATAATTTGTATTATTAGTAAATCCTGGTAAAGTAAGTGTTCCGCTTTTATACTGTATTACTGCCCCTGTAGCTAAATTGTGAGGGACTTCGAATTCTATAGAATTCGAAGTATCTGCTATTTGAGCTATGCGTAAACCACCAAAACTACCGTATAAAGGTATAGGTAGAAAGGATCCTGCTGTTGCCGCATTTTTAGTGCTAGCCAACCTTATAGTATTAGTACCTGTAGGTATAGCATAGTATACTCCACCATCTATTAAATTTGCTACAGATATTCCTCCACTTTTATACGTGATCTCTGTACCAACTAGTAATCCATGGCTAGCTAAATAGTACTCTCCAGTTACTATATTTAACTTATCGATAGAAATTACCGAGTTATTATTAAATCTAACTGGCTGCCCTGTGGTTAACCCATGAGCTGCACTAGCAATACTATTAGAAGATACTGCTGACAAGCTATTAAAAGATAAAAATACGCTTGATTGTGTATTTTTATCATTAGTAGTATTGTAATTATAATACTCTACAAAACTATCTTGATAGCTTACTTTAGGTATATTAGTTAAAGTACATAAAATCTCATTTAAGTTATTTAGATCTACACTAGATTTTACAGTTACTGGTGTAGTGCCTATAACATACCCAGATACTGTAGGTACGCTAATGCTATAAAGTATATCAGATTGTAAGGACTTATCCGCATGCATATTTATAACATGATTAGAGTAGGTTAGCGACTCTAGTGTAACACTTTTTGATGTGGGAGTAGAGGCAGGCTGTCCGTTAGGTATAACTGATAAATATCCGTAAGGTTGTGTTTTTGTAGTATACGAGTTTAATTTAGTAAAATTAGAAGTACCTGCTGAACTAGCGTTACTTATAGGTATAGTAACACCTAAAGCTATATGATGCCAGGCTGCACAGAGCTTAAAGAAGTTTTTATCTATAACTAAGACATAGTACTCTACACCAGAAGCTATACCAACAATGCCTGCAGTAACCCTACTATATATTACTCTATCCCCCGACACTAATCCATGGTTGTTAAACTGTACAGCATTATTACTAACTGAGGTGCTTGAAGGTACTGTCACAGAATAGGCTGTCTTAATACTAGATATGCCAGTAAAGGTACTAGTACCAATATTTACGGGTATTTTTGCTAAAGCATTATCTAAGGATGTAGCTAACTTTATGTTATTTTTATCTAAGTATATGACGTAGTAAAAGGCGTCTTTAGTTAATCCACTAATAGTACTAGACGTACTACTAGTATATTGAACTAGTTCAGTATTGGTCAAATTATGCGAACCTAAAGATATTGTATCATCTAGATGGTTAACGCTTAGTACTCTAAATACTTGAGATATATCGTATTTTGTAGTAACTAATTTTGAAGAGTAGTTAGCTGTAAAAGTGGAGGCACCCGCAGGAGGTTTAAATAGATAGTAGGAAGATGATTCTATAAATGGTTTAATAGGGGTAACCATCTTTACTAGCCGTTCTTGTAGTTTAATTTCTACAGTAGTATTACTTATACCACTTTTCCAGGAAGAGGCTTTACCTATACCATCCCAAACATACGGCTCAGTACTATTAATATCTACTGTTAATAGTACTCTACAAGCACCATATTGTAGGTATAAATCGTATAGTTCTTCGTAGGGTATATAAGCTACTTGTAAGTCTACGTATGCTCCACCTATAGGAGAACTAGGTGACGATATAGAACTTCTAGTAACATAATTAGGGGCATTATCAGTTAGTTCCGTTCTTTGCTGAACTATATTATTCTCATAGTTATCTTGGCTGTAAGCATACACTCTTTTAGATTTAACTATAAACCTTTTAATAGTTTCAATTATTGTACCAGACAAGCTTTTTATAGTTATAGTAGGCCTAACAGTATAGCCACCTAAGCTCCTTATTTGGTCATCTGTATCTTTAAACGTGTAGGATTGAGTGCCGGTATTATCATCATCATTAAAGTAAGTAGCATTATAAACATTGTAGCCTAACCAAGATCCGTATTGGTTATAATCATATGCGTCGGGCTGTATACATCCACCATAGTGTAATGGATACATAGGTGTTACAGATCTCCTACATAAAATCTCAATAGCTGGGTATTCGGGGCTACCTACCATATAGGGCGTTATTACACTACCGTCTTCCGTTACCGGAAATACTATTGAGGTAATAGTACACCCAACGTAAGGTGCTGTAAATACAGAGCTAGTACGAGGCCAATGTATTGCAAGATTTGAAGTACTTTCCCCAATATAAGTATCGTACGTTAACTCACTGTAAAATTTAATAGTAGCCAAAGTATTAGAAGCAGTATACCCAGTTAAGGATATATCAGTAGACCCATTTAGAGTAGTACCTAATGTCCGACTACTGGATATAACCCCCTCAGTAGCGGAGTCAAAGATAATATTATATCTTAGTTTCACAGTGTCTAAAGAGTATGAAGATATACCTGATGTAGGGGTCATCTGTCGGAATATATTATCATCGAACTCAATATTAGAGCTGGTAGATACTGAATAATCTCTACTACCCATTCTATAGACTCTAGTATAGACTTTAGGTATGGTTGTACTACCAAAAGCTATAGGTACTATAGCTGTACTATTAATAAAATAAGGAAAGACATTAAAAGCATCTGATATTGAATCTATAATACTAAATGTATTACTTGCAATTTGAGGAGATATAGGTAGGTCATAAGACCCAATATTACCATTTAAATCAACGTAAGATACTTTTGTGGCCAAGCGGGACACAGACGTGTACGACCCCTCCCCTACTAGAAAAGAGCCAGGTTCAGCTTTCTGTAGCTGTCTAGATAATTGCTGCTCCTTTGACAAAGTATTTTCATATTTTGTCAAAGGAGCTTTAGGATAAACAGTTAAATCTTTGAATAACATAAAATACTCTTAATTTTATTAGCATCTAATATATCAATACTAGAGTACTTATTAGCTAAATGGTGTAGTATTCTACCATTATCTAAAAGTATACCAATATGATTATCGTATTGGTATCTTACTATACATCCTGGAGAAGGTATGGAACTATCAGAGAACCCATACTGGTATAGTATGTCCTCATAGCCATGTTTATATACCTTAAGACGATGTTCTATACTAAGGCTTAGTATGGCACTAAGTAACTTAGTGCCATTTGTATCATCTAACCATCTAGCACATAGAGTAGCGCAATTACTGTTTAATACATTCCAGCAATACCCAGTATATTGATACTTTCCTGGAACTAGGGTAGCTGTCTTAGTAAATTTATCAACATAAACCGAATTAGCTTTTAAGGTATCAGATATAATAAATGAACCTGTATCTAGTAGTACAGGTTCACCGTCTATAATACTTATGTATTTACCTATATTATTAACAACTAATTCATATAAACTAATCATACACTTACACTTATGAACTTATTAGCTAAATCTATAACAAAGTTTTTATCTACTGATTCTATTCTTTGCCCTACAGTAACTAAATTAGTAGATAAAGCATCACTAGTCACAGTCCCTACCACTACCAAACTACCGTCAAATATTCCTGATACTTTAATCCAGGCATTACCGTCCCATACTCTAGTTTCGCTAAACCCTAATCCATCATACTGAGTTAACCTATCATTAATAATAGGTGAGAAGAAAGGAGCAGTAGTAAAATAAGTATTAGCTGCAGCGTTGCTCCATACACTATATCCGCTTAAATAAGCGCTAGTACTACCCCTAGAACTTACTACTGAAGAAGCTAGTGCATGTGCATCTTCAGCTGCTTGTTGAGCTGCTGAAATTACTGAAGTTAGAGCAGAATTTTTTATATCATTGCTAGTAAGTACTGTTGTACTGTCGGCGTCTTTTAGATTGCTACCTAAAACAGCCCCTACTGTAGCGTTTTCTGCAGGCATGTTTGTAGTATTAGGAAACCTAGCAGCAAAAGATAAACCGTCTCCAGTAGCAAATATACTGTTACCATTAGGCGATTTTATAGCTAGCCCTGTAGCAATTACTGTTGTTCCGTCAAATCTTAGATAACTATTAGCAGAACCTACATCAAATTTATACGCGGAGCCGCTATATCCTATAAATACCCCCGAACCTGAACCATATGTTTTACTGTTAGTACTTAAACTACCGGTATTACTAATTCCTACAGTACCTAAATCAGCAGATAATACACTTAAAGATCCTGCTTTAAGTGTACTAAGGTACGGGTTACCCCAGGTAATATTGCCACCAAAAGCTAGAATACCATCAACCTGATACATATACTGCCCTGATGTAAGAGTAGATATAGCAGAAAAAGACCAATTAGTGGGAGGTGCATCCCCCGCGGCTGGTGTAGGGGGCGTGGGAGCGGTGCTGCTAGTAGTAACAATATACGCAGTTCTGGCTGAATTACCTTGAACACCATTACTACCTTTTTCTGTATAACCAACAGTATTTATAATGCTACCACTCCAGTTACTGGAAGTGGAGGCTGCAGAGGCATTAGCCTCCGTTATAGTTAAACTTAGCTGGTATAAACTGTACCCTGTACCAGGACTGGCAGGGGCCGAAGCTGTATATCCTGTAGGATAAGCAGAAGGACCCGTACCCCATACATAATTAAATGCTTGAGTAGGAACAGGGGGAGCAGTTAGTAACCATCTGTATGCGTTAATAGTAATAGATTTACTACCTGAAGGCCCAGGAACAATACTATCAGCACCAGCAGCACCTGCTAAAGATCTTGAAAATGTTTGAGCATAGGAAGGAGTAGTGAAGGGTACCCCTGCTAAGGTTGTGCCTGCAATAACATACGATATAGTAGCCGTGCTAGCTACTATATTTGACGCAACAGATATGGCCGCAGTTGTAGAATTAAGAGTAGAAGCGGTACCAGCAGTTATACTACTAGCAGTTATGCTTTGAATTTTCCAAGTACCTGGTGTGGTTCCCGCCCCATTGTATGTGAGTGCGGTTGTACCCTCATATACTAAAATATTAGTACCGGAATTACTGTAAATACCTGCAGTACCTGCGCTGTTAGTAGGTATATTAGTAGTGCTATTAGTTAGTACTACGTTTACAGCACTAGCTCCCGAAAATATTACTGGGACTATTTGAGTATCTAAAAGTATAGCTGAGGCTACATTAGCTATATTGTACATTTTTACAGTATAGCTAGTCTTACCTGCTGTGTTGTTAATATTGGTAGTTATGCTATTAACAGCTGTGGTGGCTTCAACATCCGCATTACCCGTAAGGGTTAAAAACCCGTAGTTAGTGGGAGTTCCATTACCTACTATTCTTTTAGCGGTGGCAGTAAAATTAGTATGAGTACCTGGTATACTAGCACTGGCGGTTGATTTAACCACTATGTCTGTAGTTGTATCTATGTAGTAGTAGGACGCATCTCCGCCCACTAATCCATCAGTTATTTTTGAGTATCCTATTTCTTTACCTATAGTTACGGACTCAGGATTTCCAGAGGCATCGTATATAGTAATAACAAATACTACCTTAGCATAGTCTGCACTTATAGCAGTAATACCGCTTAATGTAAAACTAGTGGAAGTGTTACTAGGGGGGCCTAGTACTCTACCTGCAGTATCTTGAATAGTCACCTTAAAGGTATTTGGAGCCCCTATTGAACTATATGCTAATTGCGCGCCTCTAAATACAGATATTGTAGTATCCGTATTATTAAAAGCATTAGCTTTTGGAGTTCCGGAATAGTCGCAGGGAATAACGGCGGCGACTCTAGAAATATCTACAACTATAGGGTCGGAGGCTTCTTTACTGTAGTCAATAGTAAAGAAGGCGTAGGAAGTATCTAATAAAGATTCTGTAGCAGTACATCTAATAGATAATGATAAAGCAGTACTTCCTAGTATAGTTAAAAAATTACTACTAGATAAATTTAGAGTGCTACCTGTAGCTAGTAGTTCCCAGGTGTTAGGTGAGGTACTGAGAGCATAGTGCCAAGTAAAAACTGCATTATTTGTATAAATAGGGCTAGGTACAGCCGTTAAAGTAAGTACAGAAGGTACTGTAGCGGCGCCATTTTTTGGCGTTTTAAAACTACTGCTACTACCAGAGATACTTAGAGCGGTTGTTTTCGTCCTAAATCCAGTAGCTTGTAGAGTTAAATCACGATCATTTACTAGTGCTGACATTAAATTATTACCTCTACCTCTATAGAACCAGATATCCAGTTAGGTGTTAATGATACTACTTGTCCAGACTTACCAGAACTAAGCCCAAATCTGTTATGGTATAGTACTACTTGCTGACCTAATTTAAGGGATAGCATAGACGCGTCTGCAGTAAACCCATAGACAGTTTTAGGTATCTTATAGTAATTATTAAGTCTAGTGGCTAAACTATTAGCTGCAGAACTAGTAAGTAGCGCTGTATTTTTTTGAGTAGGAGACACGTCTGTTTTATAATCAGACTGAACTTGAGAGTCTACTACTGTAGTAGTGTACCACTCAGTACCAAACATTACGTTATGTGCGCTAGGTAGACTAGCTGCTAGAGATGTCTGTACTGTATAGTTTCTGCAATAACCTATTTTTGTAGCTGCTACAACTTCGGGTCTATTAACTACTCGTAAACTATGCTGTACAATGTTATAGTCATATATAGATACTACAGGGTCAGAAGTATACACTCCTAGCTGAATAAGTTGTAACAAACCTTTTCTATTCATAAATAGCTGAGCGTTACAGCTAGCTAAAATATCTTGACAGGCTGCTAAGATATTTGTTCTATCTAGTGCTGCGTAACCAACTACTGCTGTGGGAATGTTATTAGAATTCTGTGCAAAAGCTAAAAAATTAACTAAATCTATATCGGATATAGCTAGTCTTGTATTAGAGGGACCGTACTTAGTTACTAAAACAGCTACTAATTGAGCTATTCCATTAGTATAACTGCTAGTATATTGACCTGTAGCTAAGTCTATGGAGGTAGTAGTACCTTGTATAGATGCGGTTATAGTACCACTAGTAGATGATTTTAATTTAAATTTACCGGCATTTAGATCTATAATAGCGTTATCAGGTCTAGCTGTACTACCTGTATAAAAGGCAGGATTAGTATATATAGGAAATCCATTATCTCTAATCTCAATAACAGACTCTGTACTCCCTACATTTACCTGAACTAATAACCTCCCAGTAGGTGTAGTGGTTCCAGATGTTGAAGCTACTACGGCACCGCCAGGGGTGCTACTTACTGTAAAAGTCTTGTCACTATTAATTGTTTTTATGTAGTAATTATTAGTACATAGCAGCCCACCTAACATATCTCCACTGAATTTTGCTAGTGCATTTAACGTAAATCCTGAAGTACTATTGCACGAGATTAGGTTAGTACCAGAGGATGTTGAAGTAACATAGGCACCTACGTTTGTATCGTGGAACATATACTCTAAAGTACTTGGGTCTACAAGTATAGGAGATATATTATTAACCTCACCCAATATAATTGGTCTAATTGTATCCTGGTTACTCTGCCCGCCTGACCATGTACCGTATGTACCTAATATACTATCTGATACGGGTTCATTAAGTCTTTGTAGCTTATCTCTAATTTTTAGATTTAGCACTTCTCTAGCGCCGGAGTCTATGTCTGCTACTACTCCGTCAAATATCTTTTCAAATCCACCGTTAGCTGTATCCCTTATAGCAGGTAAATTAGCTAGTACCCATCTAGGGTCTCCTAGGTATATCTTTATAGGCCTATTAACCCATATGAATTTTGAGCTATCTAACCAATCGTCTAACTCACCATTAGGATTTGCTATTTCTAAATCCCCAAAACTAAGTGACAATGAATTGTCAAAAGACAAGGATTCTGTAGTTTGAAGTTGACCGGATAGGTACGGTAAAAAACTTATAGATGCATCCGATGTAGTGTAACCAAGATTAGATAAGTATAGTGTTGCTTCGGCCCCCGAAGCTCCATATGCTCCTGCTATATCTTTTACGCCTACTTCTACAAATATGCCTTTTATCGAGGTTTGGTCCTCTAGCCATGCCTGTGTGTAATTTAATGCCATATTATTCCTACGTCAATTCTCCCTATTATACACTATTAAGGAAGTATAGTCAAGAGTAATTTTATGTAGGGGCAAAAAATAAGCCTCCTTTCGGAGGCTTATTTAAACTATTATGATAGTTTTACTTGTGAACGTTCTTTCCAACTTTGCTGTATAGAATTGGCTTCAGCAGTTTGATTAATTGCGTCAGCATTTTTACTATTAGCATCGTAGTTAGACGCTATTAAGTGTCTAGTTTGTTCACGTTGCTCGTTACGCAACTGGGTAACTTCAGCTCTTAACGAATTAACAGCATCCACTAGTTCCTGGGTATTAAATAGGCTTTTACTATCCCTATTAGAGTATACTCTGCCAGGTGTTTTGAAGTCTATAATTTCTGGAGCAGCTTCACCTACTACAGCAACCCCCGAAGCTAAACCACCCATAGCAAATCCGGGTAATACAGTAGCTGAAGCAGCAGCTGCAGAACCGGAATGTATAGCAGATTGCTGCGCTACAGATTTGTTACTGTGTATAGCTAAGTACTCTACCATTAAGGAAGCAATAGTATCAGAGTTTCCTGCAATAACATCAAGGAAACTAAGACTTCTATCTAAAGTCTCAAGCTGTCTTTCAGCATCAGTCTTTCGACTAGTTAGTAGGTCACCGGTAGTATTAAGTACGGATAGTACACTACTAAAGTCTGCCTGGTATTGAGCTGAACCCATAGAGTTCATGTCTTTAGAGGCTTCCAAGAAAGTACTAGTAGCAGCAGTTAGTTTACCTAATGCTTCATCACGTTGAGCTGTCTGTACCGTAATTTCTGCTGCAGTACCTGTAGTAGATATTTGCATAGCAGATATAGCAGCTAACTGATCTACCTGAGACTTAGCTTGCGCGTATTTCTCAGCAGGAGTTAGTATAGAACTTTGTCCACCAGTTAAAGATACTTTATAGTCGTTAATAGACTTTATAGAGTTACCTAAAGAACTAATTGTGGAATTGAGTGCATTAGATTGAGCGTTATATGCAGTAGTTAACTTACCTTTAACAGTAGCTTCATCCTGCAGGGCATACAGATACTTCTTAGAAGGTATCAAGTATTCCTCTAACGTTTTGATCTCTTGCTCTCTAGTTATTCTTAAAGCTTCTGCAGAGTTACCTAGTGCAGTGTATATAGCTGATTCAAGTGATGAAGCTTTTGCCTCATCCTGAAGAGCGTATATTCTTAGCTGAATTAGTTTATCTGTATCTTTAAGAGCTAGTAGTTCTTTACTTCTAGTTATTTGAGTAGCCTCTGTAACTTTACCCTGTAAAGTTAGTAGAGTAATACTAATATCTCTAGTTTTAGCCTCGTCTTCTAAAGCATTTATCTGTCTACGGATTGCGGCTTCTTCTAAACTCATGCTAGCTAAAGCCGAAGATCTAGTTGCTTGTAAAGCTTCGTAAGTTCTGCCTTGGGCAGTAAGCAGCGCAGCTTGTAGGTCTAGTACACTACTATTAAGACTATCAACACCCTTAGTAGCCTCATCAAATCCAGGAGCAAGCTCCATTAGACTTTGATACATTTTTGCTCCACTATAGGTATTTAGATTTTGGGCTAGTACTAATCGTTTGAACTCTTCTCTAGTAATACTAGAGCTGATTCCAAGGCTTAATAACTGTTTAGATACGCTTGCTTGTACTGGAGCTAGTTTTTCTGCAGCAGATAGGAAGTTGTCTTTAAAGAAACTTGCTTGATCCATGAAGGCTGTTAAACCTTCAGCTGCATTTATTAAGCTTTCCGATACATCGAAATTACTAATAATATTAAAGCTATTACCAATAGAACGCAACGACTGGTCAACTTTATTATTAGCGTCTACTACTCGTAAAACAGTTGTTAAATAGTCCTCACCAAAGGTGCGGAATTTATCGAACCCACTAAATATGACTTTTGCAGCATCACTTAACTTAGCCCCTATTACACCATTTAATTCATCTACCAGCGCTTGACCTGTAAGATTCATTATGTCAATAGGCATACTTACGTCTACTGATTTTAGTGCCATAGAGATTTGGTCTGCACTGACGTTAGTCTTAGTACCAATTTCTACGAACAAACTATTAGCGTCTCTAAATATATCGGATATAGCAGTTGTAACGTTAGCACTTAGAGCCTGTGTTTGGCGCTCTAGAGTACTCCAGCTCTTGCTACTACCAAATAATCCCCCACTCTTATTAAACTGACTTAGTACATCTTTGTACTGTAGTATGCTACCTGAGGTACCTTTAATTAAATCATCAAAAGTACCCTTTAACTGAATACCTGCAGAGGTTATGGAGTTAGACTGTGTAGTTTTACCCCCAAATAACCCACTCAGTATACCCCCAATTATAGGTACAGATGAACCAAACCCACCACTAATAGTAGAGGTGCCTTCTTGAGAGCCAAAATTAGTACCTTGACGTAGTCCGGGAATAGAGTACAGAGACTTAGCGGCCCCTTCCACAGAACTAGCCAGTGTTTCCAAGGCTTTTAGCATTTTGTTATCATAGTCTAGCCCAACTATAGAGTTTTCTTTCATTATTGCTAATGAATCTACTATAGCAGTTGACTTAGCTTCTGCATCTCCAAATATCCCTCCACCATTCTCCTGCTTAGAACGGCTACCGTCAGCATTAGTCCTCCAAGATAGGCCGGTACCTTGTGTCTCTTGTCTATCTTTAGAAGTAAGCCCAGTCATATCGACTACGCCACCTTTTCCTCCACCGCCCATACTACCTAAAGCTAGCGCGACTAAACCTGCTGCAACTGGGGGTCCAAAAACCCCCAACTGACCAATAGTTCTGGCGTATATCTCAGCTATGTATATAGGTATTCTAGCCATAAACCCTGCTTGCTCTAAAGCAGTTTCACCAGCTACTACTGTAGATTTAGCAGCTAATCCTGCAAACCAAGTAGATATTTTAGTACCATATTCCAAAGCAGTTCTAGCCATAGAAGCTAAGTGGGATGCTTTTTCTACTTTATCTAGTACCTTGTATCCACCGGTTTTTTCAGCAAACATTTTTTTAGCTTCACCAGCTACTTTTCCGTAACCTTGTAATTCCTGTTTATTAGTTTTAGCAACTAAGTCTGCTAGTTTCTTCTGTGCGGTAGCTCTTTCATCGCCTTCAGGTAATTTAGATATTATATCATTATAATTTTTTTGTTGCTCTATTGCAGATTGTTGGCTATTAATTAACTGCTCAAATGCTACCAAGGTGTTACCCATAGCAGTACCTACGTCACCAAAAGCGCTAGCTAACCCTTTTAACATCTCATTAAGATTTGCCTGCTCTATAGTTTGCTGTTTAGTTAGTTCTATACTATTAATTCTACTAGCATTTACTGCATCATTTGCGTCTTTTTGGTCTAAAATTAATCCAGTCTGTCTAGCTAGTTCGTCTGATAAAGCCGTAGTATCTAAACCAGCTGCCTCACCTATAGCTACGCGACTAGTAAGGCTATCTAAATTAGCCTGAGCATTTTTAGTGGCTAATACATCTTTTTCATGGTCTAGTTTTTGTCTTGCTAACTCAATACTAGCTCTTTGTTCTGCAGCCAATACTTCGTCTATATACCTCATATTTTCTTTATATTTAAGCTCAGACTCGATAGAATCTAATTTAGCTTTAGATATTAAATCAATATACTCTCTAGACTTTTCGTAAGATTCTCGCTCTTTTTGTGATCTAGATTCAAGCTCCGCTAGTGCATCTAACTGATACTTAGATTCTAATGATCTAATATCCTCAGCACTCTTGGTTCTAAGATCTCTTTGTAAATCTTCTGCCTCTTTTAAGGCTTTAACTACTCTAGAATCTTTTGAGGATTTACCGCCTAAATTATTTAAAGTGTCTACGTCTGCTTGAGCTACTCGTACTTCTTTTGCGGCCTTTAGCTTAACTAATTCTATATCAGAGGATAGTTTCTGTGAAGCTAATTGCTCGTTATAAACGCCTAATATCTGTTGTTGAGTATTTAATTTTATTTGTAGGTTTTCTTGGTCCCTAATACTGTTATCTCTAGATTTATTTTCTTGGTTAGCTTGTTCTACAAACTGTTTACGCATACTGTTAAATGCTGCCTCTTTAGCTAATCCATCAATTTTAGCTAATTCCGCAGTTCTTGCGTACATAGAAGTAACAAAACCATTTAGCTCTTGGGCCGCTTGTTTCTGCTCTTGTGTACCTTTCATTAACTCTTTGATAGTGCCCAGATTAGGGCTATCAACTACCGCTTGTTTAGTTTGTAAAACAATGCTTCTGGAAGTTAACTGTTCAGCTTTTTTCATAGCCTCTAAAAACTTTTCAGAACCAGGAGCACTAGAAGATATAACTGCCGCATTGGCAACCATTTCTTGACTAATAGTATTTTTCTCAATAGCTAAAGTATTACGTTCTTGAGCTCTTGCTGCAGCATAAGAGGCTTCTACAATTTTTCTTTGTATTGCAAATTGCTGCTGTTGAAGTTTTCCTTCTTGCTCAGCAGTTGCACCACCTGCCGCACTTAGAGCAGATAGGTAGCCTTTAGCAGCTGAAATAGCACCTTCTTCCATAGCACCAGCTACTGCTGCTTCTAGAATTTTTACGCCTTTTTCAAATATAGCTGAGGATATGCCTGCAGTATAACTAGTAACGGCTTTAGCTGCACGAGTTTCTATTTCTTTAAGTGTAACATTAGCTTGACTTACTACAGTTTGCTGTGCCTGTTTAGCCTTATCATCTTTAGGGTCTATTGCTGCCAAAGCAGTACTAGCTGCAGTAGCTTCTTCTCTAGCTTTTACTAAAGACTTGGTTATGTCGTCTATATTTCCTCTGGCAGAGATAAGATTAGTAGCCGTATCTTCAGGTAGTAAGCTTAGCATTTGTGGACTATCAACTAGTTGCTTTAAAGCTGTTATACCGTTGATAGGATCTTTAATAGCTTTATCTAACTTAGAGCTATTTGCTATAAGTTCAGATCCTAGTAAACCTAATGGGTCTTTAAAAGCTATACTAGCAGATATACTTCCTACACTTTTAGAAATATTATCTAAGGACGATTTGTACTCAACTAAAGAGTTGGTAGCTTCTCCGGATTCTCTAGATATACTTGCTATTGCTCTAGAAATGGCCTCTCCAGTAGATACTATTGTTGGATCATCTAATCTACTTATAGCTTGTTGGAATTCTTTAGGCTTAGTTGGATCCATACCTCTAGCAGCCTTACTAATTGCTTCTATGGCTTTAGCTTTATTTACCCCTTCAGGCAAAGCATCTAAGGCTGCTCCTACAGACTTAGTAAGATTTTGTGCTAATTTATCGTCCGACCCTTTACCTATACCACCCCACATTGCGTCTAATATTTTATCAAAAGTACTAGACGCCGATCTTAGTTTCTTGAAATCAGTTACTAGATTTGACGCACTATCCGCCAAACCAATTAGAGCAGTAGATTTAGCTTGAATACTTTCTACGTTTAATTTTTCTAATGGGTCTTTCTTGGCTATAGCATCTAACGTCCTTCCCATATTAGCGACGGAATCTGTGGACTCGTCTAATGACGCACTAAATTTTGCAGACTGCTCACTATTTGAACTAAGTAGCTCATTTAGAGCTCCAAAACCTGCTATTATTAATCCTACATACGGCAAGAACGCCATCAATCTAGTACCAACAGCACCTACTACACCGGCTAAAATACTGAAGGCTCCGCTAACTCGTAAAACCCCCGCTTGTAGTCTATTTATAGGCTTCACTGCTTCGGCTATTTGCCCTACTTTTTTACCAGTATCAGGATCAATTACATCAACGTTCAAGGACTGCTTGCCAGATCTGGATCTGGCAATTTCTTGATTAAGAAGCCTATATGCTTTTGCAGGGCCTTCTAGAGCAGTGGTTTCAGCTACTATTGATAGTATTCTACTTCTAGCTGCCTGCTGTACTGTTCTAGAATAGTTTGCTTCCTGTATATTTCTAAAATTATAGAATTTGCTTGATTTTTCAATTTCTGCTTCAGTAGCCGAATCCCCCGCGTTTTTTCTATCCTGTAATATAGAAGCTACCGAATTGTTGTATTTTTGTAACTCTATACCTTGTAATCTGTGAGTATTAATATCACTATCTAACCAGGCTTTTTCTCTAGCTTTTAGAGCTGCCTGATCTTGCTCAGTTAACTCAAATGCACTCTTCTTAGTTAGAGACCTAACCTCTCTACCTCCAGGTATACTTATACCTGTAGCAATATTAGAGTTTTGTAAGGCACTAATTCTTTTTTGCGTATCTTTTGCTATCAAGAACTGAGCCTCTCCTTCTCTGGCAGCGGCTACGTTAGAGATACGAGTTCTTTCTTCCATCTCATCTTTCTTTAATACTAAAGAACGTAGAGAATCTTCTTCCATCTTTTTTAGGCTGGCTCTATAGGAGCCTATAGCAGGTATAGCTTGTTTTAGCAATACTGCAGATAACGTAGCCATAGCAATACTAAGTGCTGCGGGGGACGTCGCTAATAATGTTACTACAGGAGTTAGGACGTAATTTACTAACTCTAGTCCAGCCGTAGTTATATTAGTCATACTAGCAAGAATCTTGCTGTAGTTATTAGTTTGTAGGTCTATAGCGCCAAATTTACGCTCACCTTCAGCAAGTGCTGCATTTGCAAAGGCTTGTTTCTTTTCAAATTCTGTTAAGGTACTAGCGGTTTTACCAATCATGCGGGCGTACTCTTGCTGAGCAGGAATAACACGAGTCATAATACCTAATTCATCTAGTAGTTCTGGCTCTACTTTAACAATACCTCGTGTAAGTCTATTCATAGAATCAGGTAAATCTCTACCTAGTGCAAGGGAAGCATTTTTTGCTACCTTTGTCATTCTTAGAATAGCGTCACTAGTCATACCGCCTGCTGTTGCAAGTGCAGTATTAGTAATTGCATCTTTCATAGATAGTGCACCATCTGATACAGCTACCATCTGTTTAGCTAGGCTACCTAAGGATTTTCCTGATTGAGCACCTAACTGATCTAGGCCCTTAACCATATTTGTGGTATCAGCAGCCTTTGATAACGCATTAAATGCAGCACTTAATGCGAATATATTTGCAGCAAAAGTAGCGTATACGTGAACTAATCCACCTAACCCTTGAGCTTGTTTAGCAAAGTCTCTAGCAGACGCACCTGTACCTGCCCCTAGACTACGAGCTGTGCTAGAATCTCTACCTGCCTCGAGCCCTTGAGCCATAGCCCCTTTATGGGCTGCTTGGTTCATAGCGCGAGGTACTATAACTTTAGCTGCTGCTTTTGCAGCACCTTCTAAAGTTACCTTTAATTGCTTGGCTAAAGCATTTACGTTCTCTAAGCCGGGGGCATCAACGTTAACCGATACCTTAGTTGTCCCATTAGCCATAAGCTCTCCTGCGTAACCGCATAAAAATTAGATGCATTATTATTTGTTACTACATTATAACATAATTGCATTTGCTTGTCAATAGTTAAATTTTCTACCCACAATAAAAAACCTCCTAAACTAAGGAGTTTAGGAGGTTTGTGGTTTTGGCTTATTAGCGCTTATAGCTTTTGATCTATAAGTATCTATTAAGTTAATCAGATCAAAAACTTGTCTTCTGTCTTCGACCGGTACCTCTAGTATAGTAAATATATCTAGAATCCCTGCGTAGGATTTTCCTAAGTAGTTACCATTTATAGTATCCCACTCGTCACGTAGTTTAGAGTATATAGATAAAGCTTCTTGAGCTTGTATTGGAAAATCCGAGTATTCAACAGGTATATCTTCCTCTACAGGCTCAGAGCCAAGGGCCTCACACATTTCAAAGTATGTTTCCCTTGTCATACCTACTATGCTATTAGCAAAATAGGACTCTAACTGTTTACTTAGTTCGACGTACTGGTCTTCGTGAAATTTGTAAGGTCAGTTACAGTTTCAGAGATAAAGGTATCAAAGTTAGAAGAAGATTGCATTAGGAATAGGGCATTATCTTCATCATATGGCAACGTATTATCTAAGTCTTGTCCAGTAAGATCAACTGGTGCTAGCTCGTTTAAGTACGCTAATTTTAGCCCGCCCCATCCCTTAATAGTCTCAGCAACATAAAGTTTTAAGAATAGCTTATCATCTAACTCATCAACTTGTTGACGGTTTTTGAAAGATGATTTAGTAGCTTTCTTACGAATGTTTTGTAGAGTTTCACGAGATAGAAATACTACATTTAGTTTAAAACCCGGAAATCCTGGGTATTCAACTTCAGTAGCTTTAGAGGGTACTAGTAAGCTCTTTAGGCTTAGAGTAGGTGTAGAAGTAGCCATTATTTGGTTCCTTTAAGATATATTATAAGACAGGAGGAAAAAGAGTACCGGAGATCAACCCGGTACCATAAAACTTATTAAACTGAGTAGTAACGAACTGTTAGATCGTTCGTTTGTGTCAGATCGTAAGTACTAGTAGAAGCTCCAGGTACTGAACCTTGAGCAGTGAAGTTAATGTTAGCTGAAACAACTTGTTGCACGTCTACAGCAGGTAGAGTTAGTGTAACTGAAGGCATATCTAGTACAACCTTGTCGTTATTTCCACTACCACCAATTGCGATTTGCAGTGCGAACATAGGTTCAATTGTTGCAGTAGCAGTGTCCAACATATCCGCCAATAGCTGACCAGTACTTCCAACACCAGCACCTGTTTTTAGGTAGGCGTTAATTGTACCACTAATAGCGCGTTGACCTGTGTAATATGTAACTGGTAAGTTAACAACACCCAAGTTAGCTGGAGTTACATAGTTAATGTTGTTGTTAATAGTGATAGAACCACCAGTTAGAGCAACAGCATAAGCAGTTCCCGCTGCAGCAATTGTAGTACCTGCTGAGTTAATTAGAGGGTTAACTAGTTTTAGGCTAACTGTCGATAGTTTATTTGTAATAAAACCGGCTGCAGTATTTTTAACAGCGTATGAACCAGAAATAGTTCCACCACCAAATGTACCACCAGTAGCAGTTGCACCATCGGCTAGTTTACGTAGGTTTGTAGCCTGACCAGTCCATGCACCAGTAGCAATAGCATCTAGTCCGAAATCAATATTTAACTGAGTAAGAGCACAGTTATCGACAGCGTAAGTAACCTGGTCAACTAAGAATAACATACCAAACTTTAGTAGTTGGTTTTTGTTAGAAGCAGCTGTAGAGGCTAAAGAGAACGTAGACCCACCTGCAGGAGCCCAAGCTGATTTGTATAGCTTGATAGCGCTACCAGTAATACCGGTAATAGCAGCTGTGGAAGAGTTAATTAGTTCTAGAGTAATACTAGTTCCGCTGGTTGTTTTTAGAACTGCGGGAGCGTTAATGTAAGTTAAACCAAGAGCCGTAGCACCGGTAGCACCCCCAATTACTAATACATCACCTAGGGCTGCACCAGTAGTTGTTAAACTAGTACCAGCAATAGTTACTGTACCAACGCCAGCAGAATACGCATATGTAATACCGGATATAGTACCACCAATTGTTATAGTATTAGCAGTAGATATTTCTTTGTCGCCAAATAATGCGTTCCATAGAACAGATTCTTCAGCAGTAACAACAGAGCTAGCAAAGTCAGGGCGTAGATAGCTTGAGAACGAGAAGTCTACAGGGGCTAGCGAAGTATTGAACGAACGCTGACCCCGAACGGGGGCAACACCAGCTTCAGAGATCGTAACAGTATCTGCGTTAGAGTTTTGAGAGAATGAGAATCCATCTAAAACTTGGATTTCATAAGTATTTGTATTGGTAAAGCCGGAAGTGGCTACAACACCGGATGTAGAATCTACGTTAGTAGTGAAGAATACTCTACTATTACGTACTAAATTTAATGCCATTTTAATTCCTTTAAATGATAATGCCTGAAAGCATTAGAGCGGGTATCTTACTTGTATGTTGATTTCACCAACAGCATACGGGGTTAGTAAGCCCTCATCCGTGGTTATAGAAACTACTAAGATTTCAGTAGTTTCACTATTAGTGTTAATATCGTATACTAACACACGATTATTGTTAATAACATTTTCTATATCTTCTAGAAGGGCTTCTAGCTGATCTTGGGCATCTTCACCCTTGCAGTATACTTTAAGACATACCCCTAGGTAGGCCCATGTAAACCCTCCAGGTAAATACTCTCTGGTCTCTGTTCCTGGGGAACTGTATATACTGGGGAAATCAGATACCTCGTCCCAAAATTTTAACTTAGCATAAGCATTACGGAAGATATTACTACTATAAGGGCTTTCACCGTTAATATCTTTTAGCTTTTCACATATAGCTTTAACTATAGAGGTTCTTCTACTCATATTAATACAGCTCTCATTCTATTGCTAACCTTTTGCGCAGCTATTTCTTTAATGGCTCCACCAATTAACAGTTTAGGGTCTCGAGACCTAGGAGAACCTTGATTAAACCCTGGCTCAAACGTTTGGTAGGGGTATTTCATGTACGTATAGAACGCTGAAATTAGCCCATCTCTACTTTGTGTGAGTTTTACAACATTAGCAGAATCAGCAAATCTACCTGTTCTATAATTTAATACGTCTTTGAAGTTACCATTACCCATATTTTTGGCAATTGTACTTTCTAATCTATTATTTATTAAATCAGCTAGTAAAGCTAAAGAGTAAAATCTACCGTCATTAGTTCTAATTGCAGGAGGTTTACTTTTCAGTACATTTTGCTTTTTAAGGTTACCAGAGGCCTTAGAGTCAGTTGCTTTTTTAGTAGTTGACCTACCTTGTAGTATATCAACTATTAAATCTCTAGTATTTTCAGCTATTTCCGTGCGTATACCTAAATCTTCTTCTATGGCATTTAGTAGTATTGCTACTATCTTTGCATCTCGTGCATAGCTGTCAGAGTGAGTATTTGGGTCTACTAGCTTTAATTCAATTGTATGCTTATTAAGTGCACTACGAGAATGTTTTAAAGTTATATTAGCTGACTCAACTAATTCACGTAATATTGGCGTAGCTACGGATTGGGGTAGCTTATTAACTATTCCAGTAACTCTACTAATAGTACTAGATGAAACCTTTTTGTCTAAACCTACGTTCTCCAAAATGGCAGACAACTTACTAACTATACCAGACCTACCTAGTGATAAAAATATAGTACCATAACTTTTGTCACTAACTAGTATTGTTTTTGCTTTATTAATATCTGCTAAAGCAGTTTTAAGTTTGGTATAGGGCTTATACTGAGTAGATAATCTATATAGTAATCTGGTATACGTATCCTTGTCCAGCTTAGGGTCTTGTTCTAGTAGAGTATCATAAGATAAATCTACTGAGTAAATATCAGTTGTGTCTGAGGACTCAGAAGCATCAATCTTACGTATAACATCTCTTAGTATGTTATTTATTGATAGGGCCATTATGAGTAGTATGATTTATATAGGTCAAGTACTCTGCGTATATGTGCAGGCAAGGAAGTAGTAGTTATATATTCTATTTGTACAGTATTACTACCCGGAGCTTTAGTGCTATGAATTGCACTATCATTCTTAATATAATAAGTTACTAGGTCGTATAAAGCTAACTTGAGGTCTTCTGGTACTTTTTCGTATCCACCGGTATAAGTTATTTTGTAACCATTTGTTAACAAAGGAAATGAAGCCAACTTTCTAGGTGTGTTATCTTCATTAGCAGCAATAATGTTTATTGCTTTTATATTTCCAGTAACTTTTGATACTACGTAATGTTTAAATTCTTCTAAAGTAGTGTACGTATTACCGTAGTCAGTAGATACTTCTATACTTGATACATTTATTACTGGAGTCTCATCTAAAACTATAATAGGGAGCCCGCCTTCTGCGTACTCCAGCTTAGGGTCGTCTGCGTAATCAATAAATGATCTGCGGCAGTATGTTTTTACTAGCTCACTTATTTTAGGTATTAGCGAATCAATTATAGCATCACTATTAGTGCTAGCAATACCAGCAAAGGCCTTATATTCAGCCCGAGTAATTAATGGTAGTCCCATTTTATGATCCTTTATCTTTTAAAAGCTCACTTAGTAAGCTTTTAAAAGATAGGGCCGAAGCCCTATCTTAAGTTACATTAAGCTGTGTAACGTAGTGCAGCAACACCACTACCAAGGTTAGTAGCAACTTGAGCAAAGCCAGTACGTAGGCTAGCTACTAGTACACGACGCTGAGTTTCTACCAATTCTTGAGTATCCATACGAAGACCACGTTGGTTACCAACGATGAAGTTTGGAGTATAGATAGCAAAAGCGCCAATGTTGTTAATCGGGAATACACCAGAAGCAGCAACGTTAGTACCAGAAGCTTTTGAAGGCAATTCTGAAGATACTAGAACAGGGCTGTTACCGATTTGACCAATCTGACCAGTTAGCAAGGTAGCTTGTGTACCTACTTGGTTCATAGACTGGAAGGTCGCATCTTCTAGCAAGTCGTAGTATACGTCAGTATTAACTACGAAGGTTACTTCGTTAGGGTCTAGACCAAGAGCACCTAAGTCCTTACGTAGTGAACGCATTTTAGCGATAGTGATAGGAGTAGCTACAGCACCAGTAGTTGCTGAAACACCAGCATATTGAGCTAGACCCTTAACAGGATCGTTAACTGCACCAACACCTAGAGCAAGAGCCTTGTCTAGGCTACGAGCTGTACGACGAATCATGGCATCACGGATGATAGGTAGAAGAGTGATTAACGAATCTTCTTCTTCTTCGTAGGCCATATATTCGTTCGTTGCAAGTTTGTACGCATTTAGCGTAATTTCTTTCAACTGATGAACAGCAGTATTACCAGCAGAAGCACCCGCAGCACCTAGGGTAGCTGGAACAGCACCGAACTCGCTGTTATTTACCCATTTACCATATCCAGCTTCTGGATTGATCGGCATAGTCATAACGTTAGTCTTCATCTGAACGTTACGGAATAACGGAGCTAGAACTAGACGACGGCGAATTTCAGCTTCCATATTTAGGGATACCTCTAATTCCCATGTAGCTGAAGGTAAGTGAGCGCCGGTCTTCTCAATTACTAAAGTACCGTATTTGGTAGATTCAATGGCCTTACCTGAAATCTTCGAAAGCATAACAGCTTTTTCACGTTCAGTATAAGTAGATGTGTTACCACCCTTGTCAGCAAAGTTCATTTTAGAATCTTGCATAGCCTTGATTTCGGCGGATTTCTCGCGAAGGGCTTCTTCTAAACCCGCTAGAACGCTCTTAGTAGAGGTTGCTTGGTCTTCAAAACGCTTTTCGATATCGGCCATTAGCTTTTCTGCACCGGTTTCACCAGTTTGGATGTTAGCTACAGCGCTTTTGATTTTTGCTTCAAGAGCTGCATCTTCAGCTTCTTTCGCAGCTTTAGCAGCTAGGGCTTTTTCAGCTTCTGCTGCTACGGATTTCATAGCTTCTTGGGTAGCGGCTTTTGCGGCTTCGGCTACTAATTGTTGAATTTCTTCTGGATTCATACTAAATTCCTTAGGTTGGATACTTTTACTTCTTGACACCGGTTTAGGTGTAGTACTTGAAGCGAATTGTGATTTAAAGTGCTTATATTCTTCATCGTTATTGAACGATTTAGATAAGCTGAACAGTGTGTTCTGGTTGCAAGGTACTGAAACAACAGATATCTCTACCAGTTCCACTTCCTTTATAATAAATAGCTCTGCTACGGCATTGTATTCAGCATCTAAGATTCTGAATCCTACGCTAAACGCGGTTACTACCCCATCTTTTACTAAACTAAATACCTCAGCCGCAGCGGAGATTCTAGCTTTAACCCAGAGACCTTTACCGTCAATCTTGTGCTCTACCATTCGTCCGATGGGATCATCGTGATCATGTTGTGATAGAATTATAGGATTTTTTAGGTAGTTTTCAAGCCCCTTTTCCCATACACTGGCCGAGATCACATCGCCGGATCTATCTACGTCATTAGTACTTGCGTACCCCTCAATGTAGATCGAATCGATTTGGTCGTCAGAGCTGGGAAGAGTTTTAGTAAAAGTACTATTTAAAAATAAGATTTTATTTTTATCCATCGTACTCCTAGTTTACTTTGGTTTAGGCGCAGGAGGTCCTGCTGAGGGGGTGGGCTCTTTCTTAGGTGCTCCACCCTGTGAGGGATCAGCTGCAGAACCCGCTATATTAGCAGGTATACGAAGATCATCGTGCCCCGGTTTAGGGTCGTATCTTAGTTCTGTTCTAGCTTCGTTAGGTGATATAATTCCACCATTTACTAATGTAGTATTGTATGTGGCAATATCTTTTAGTTCTGGCTGTAGTGCTGATACGTTAGAAGTAATAGCATCTACATCGTATCCAAAGTATCTTTCTATTGCAGAAATATACTTTCTTACTATAGGTAGTACAGTCTCTAAGTAGAACAGGCGCATATTTGGAGAAATATTAGCATTGTTACCTCCGTCTAATAAGATGGGGGGCACACCTAGAGCTTTTAGTATTTTAATATCGTGAGCTTTGATAGAGTTATCAAAGTCCATATCTTGGAAACTTGCATTTAGAAGCGGATTAGGTTTTAGACCAGAGTCTAATATCATGGGACTTTTAGCTCCTCGTTTAGGGCTGTAGTCCTGCTTCCATCTAAGTAGTGTTTTATCTTTGGCTACTTGACTAAGAGTATTCTCTGTAGTAAGTACAATTCCAGGCACTGCACCGTTCTCAAAGAAGCTGTCTTGGAAGTTTTGCATCTTGTACAATATATCCATGCTTCTAGTTGCGGCTTCTAGTCTAGAACTACCTCTGTATATTGAGTTACTACATATATCACGTATATGAATAATCTCTGAGGGTTTGAATTCTTGCTCATTGTTGTAAGTATAGCTACTTACATAAGTTTTAGGGTCGGGATTAATTTGTACATTAGCAGCAGGTAGATGGTACATAAACACACCATCAAAGTAAATAAATATATTGCCTTCTAATACAAAGTCAGTAAATATATTACTTCTAAAATCCTGTGCTGACTGATAGGGGTTAGGTCTAAAGTTAAGCAGATTATTTAACTGCTTTTGTCGCATACCTGGAAAAACGTCAGATATTACTTTATCTTTTATGTCGAAGTCTAGGCTAGCACATCCGGTAACTATTAAGCTAGTACCTCTGTTAACTGTTTCTAACTTCTTAAAAGAGCTTCTGTACCCTACAGAAGCGTTTGTTCCTACGTTACTACCTTCTTCTCTACTAATTATTACTTGGGCAGGGTTTTGTTTTTGCAGAAACCCTAACATATTATTATACCAGGCCATTATATTCCTTATGTAAAGGCACTAAATAAGGACCCTGATGTACTAGATACAGTCTGTATACCTGATGCTTTGCCTATTTGAATACCTACCCAGCGCTCTTGCTTAGGGGCTGAATTTAATGGAGGAGCTTTTCCGAATACTCTATGTAGCGCTACATGGTGCTTATTACATAAGGTTCTAACTTGCTCATAAAGCTCGCTACGATGCTCTGCAATAAACTTGTCTCGTACAGCTAATATTCCGTCATCAGTAGATATATCGTAGCCATTTTTAGCAGCCCATCTCTCTAGCAGTAGTGTTACTGAATTAAAGTGATGTAACTCCAAGTCTTCCTTTGTGCCGCAAATACAGCATGTGTCTTTTTTCTCATAGGCTGCTTTAGCTTTATCCCTTACCCATTTGACAGGGATGCGGTTGTTTCCTGTATTCTTTGCCATTTTTTGCATGCACTATTGTTTGATGCTCCTATTGTAGCATATATGCAAACTAAAGTCAAGATCTAATTTTAGGTACCTGCACGTACAAAAATAAACTTGAATTTACAATAAGTTTATAGTATAATATATGAAGAACAGGAGGATCTCTATGAATAAATTTGAACAAAAAATTCTGGACCTATGCGAAATGGGTACAGAATTACTTACTAAGTATACTACAGCAAAAACTAAAGTGGAGTTACAGTGTGCTAATGGACACACTAGAAGTATCATTCCAAGTAATATGTTTGCCAGGAATAACGGTACTACTTGTAAGCAATGTGAAGGTAAACAAGTAGGTAAAAAATCTCACACTAAGTTTCTATCCGAAGTTTACGAGAAGTATCCTAATTTAATTATACTAGGTGAGTACATAGGAGCAAAGGTACCTATTGAAGTAAGCTGTATTAGTGGGCATAGTTGGGAAGTTTTACCAACTAACTTATTAAGTAGAGATAGTGATGGCATATGCTATAAATGCAATCCTCAAAAAGTCTACAATAGGTACTCACTAGAAGAGGCTCAGCAAAAAATACAAGATAACTACCCATTTTTATCACTAATAGAATATAATACTAGCCTATCCCATTCCTTGGTGCTAGATAATAGGTGTGGCGCTACTACTAGAGTATTGTCAGGTAACTTAATTGGTGGTAGAGGTTTTGCATGTAGTAGTTGTGAGGCAGATAAGCACGGTGTTAGTGCAATGGAGCTTAGAGTAGTTGACTTTATAAAACAAAACTACAACGGCTGGATAGAGTTAAGTAATAAAGATATAACGTACCCTAAAGAGTTAGATATAGTATTACCAGACTTAGGTATCGCTGTAGAGGTTAATGGGGTATATTTTCATAGAGAAGAAGCCAAGGGTAAAGACTACCATATTGATAAGACTAAAGCGGTTGAGGCCGTAGGTTTTCAACTTATACATATATTTGAAGACGAATGGCTATACAAACAAGAAATAGTTAAATCAAGGCTACTATCTTTACTAGGTAAAAATAGTAGACTATACGCAAGAAACCTTAGTGTAAAAGAGATATCGTTTCCTTCTACGTTTTTAGCAAATAACCACCTTCAAGGAGTAGGCAGCCCTTGTTCAATAAACTATGGCCTATTTGATAATGATATATTAGTGGCAGCTATGTGCTTTAGCAAGCCAAGATTTGATAACACTCACGACTATGAGTTAGTTAGATATTGCTGCAGCTTAGGGTATAATATAGTAGGCGGAGCTTCCAAACTTTTAAAGGCCTTCACTAGAGCATACCCAGATGCTAGTATTGTTTCTTATTCTGATAAGAGGTGGAGCGTAGGTAAACTTTACTCCACCTTAGGGTTCACCCTAAGCCATAGCAGTGCACCTAATTATAAGTATTATAAAGGTTTAAAAAGTCTTAGTAGGTACACCTGCCAAAAGCACAAGTTAAAACAGCTCTTCCCAGATACATTCCAGGAAGAGCTGTCAGAGCAAGATATTATGAGACTAAATGGGTATTACCGAGTGTTTGACTGCGGCAATGATGTGTGGACCCTCAACCACCAGTAGTAAACGTATAGATAGCGTATCTAACAGCATCGGCCATGTGAGAAGGCATCTTGTGTTCGGGCTTTTCTTTACTATTGCCGCTAGCAGTTTCTTTAGTATCCCAGCGATACTGGTCAAACATGTATAGTGTATGTTCGCAATGTGGGGATACTTTTATACGACCCTGTTCTACTAGTGTCTGCACAAGTGCAATTCCATCTAGTACTGACTTCTTACCCTTAATTGTAGCGATGTCATAAGTGTAGGCAAGGTCAGCAGCCATCTGCGCTGCAGCAGAGTCTATAAATATTGTTTCTATACCCCAGCGAGCAATCAGCTCAGACATTCGGTCCACATGCACAGAAGTTACAGCACCAGCATCCTGATATTCATCAACTATATGGTAAGTATCATCTATCGGAGAGTAAACAATTACGGCGAAGGCCGTAGGGTCTTTATACCCGGGGTCAAGACCGGCAATTACTTCATCGCCATCACGTCGTACATAGTCACATACTAGAGCAGGGTCAAGGGAATATATCTGCCCTTCGAACGTAGTAAATGAAGCCATGTACTCTTGCTCAAACTCAGCCTTAGACATTACACGACGTGCTTCTGCTACGTCTGATTCAGACATACGAGAATTCTCTGTATAGTCGGCAGTTATAGAAGCCCACTCAGGGAAGTCAGGAGAAAATCCTCGGTCAAAAAAGCGAGAGAACCAGTTACCTTTACCACGAGGCGTAGAAATAAATATAGCCTTAGCACCAGGCTTATCTAACGTAGGACGTAAAGCAATATTAAACGCTGCTTCTCCGTCACCTAGAGCGGCTTCGTCAAATATAATTAAATCATAAGAGCGACCTACACAGCTATCTACAGTAGAAAGCGACCCTAGACGTATAGTTGAACCGTTAGACAGCTCTAGCACACGATCTTTTACGTTATCCCGCTCCATTTCTAAATCAAAGTGTCTAATAAGTTTACGTTGCAACTCAAAAGAAATACTAGAAAGCGTATAGTTAGGAGATATAATAAGTATATTGCATCCAGGTACTAACATTGTTAATTGACCGATTACATTAGCAATATAAGTCTTACCTAAACGACGCGCAAGCGCGGCGCATACGAATCTATACTTAGGATTATTAATAGCGTTAATTAGAGCTATCTGAGGCTCGTTAATAGTCTCCCAAATACCTAACAATTTCAAATAGTTAGTAATTGGTAGTTTTATAAACCTAGAGCTAACAGGAAATTCTGTAATAGATTTACGGTCAATATCCGGTCTAGAAATTTTTAACATTATTCAGCCTCGTTATTAAGTGTTAGTAGCTGCTTCATTAAATGGCCATACTTGCTACCATCACCTATACCAGAGTCATTAATCTGGACGTTTACTTGAGACTTAATTGAGCTAGACTGTAGCTTTTCAAGTTCGATTTGTTTGGCTAGATACTCCATAGACATTTTATGACTAAGGGCCATAATCTCTAGAATATCTTTACTAGACCCTATATCGGCTTCTTCTAGTTCTTGAAACTTCTTTTTAATAATAGCATCCATGGCAGCTCGCATCCTAAACTGGTTATTAAAACCTAAGTTCATGAATACGTTATCTACATAAGACTTAACATCTTTACGTGCTAAAGTTTGGGTAACTAGGGCAACTGGGATACCTAGGGCATTAGCTACAATATTTAAGTCTTGGGTTTCCAAGTATAAATTTGCTACTTCTAGGGCTTCTGGGGAAATTGCTAACACCTCAGCGGGGGTGTTGGTGGCCGGTAAATTTTTAGACATGTGTACTCCTTTTCGTTGATTATAACACTTAGGGGGCGTGGGTGTCAATGTATAAATTTGGGGGGCTTGTGGAAGTTAGTATAGTTTAGGGTATATGTTACAGTTTGCTTACTTCATTCAGTTTAGGGTCAACTTATACAGGCTATGGCACCCAAATACTTTGATGATTTTATCTAAAATACCGCATGCGGGTGGGTATACACCAAATACAAAAATCACTTGTGTCATAACCCCCTATGCTAGTCTGTCAAGTTGTATTTTCACCACTTGCGCAATTTATTTTTATGTGTTGTAATGGTATTACTTCATCACATGAAAGCAGATCATGAAAAATAAACAACAAGACACCGATTCTACCTTTCTAGGTTTTGGTGTTATCATCACTGTGCTAGTGGCTGTTGCTGGTTGGGTTTCTTTACTTGTTACACTGATAAGGGGCTAACATGCTTATAAATATCTGTATGGTGTTTTTTATTTATCATCTATTCTTTTTTGGATTCTTCATTGCGTTAGCTGCTATGATGTATGGAAGTATCTCTAAAGCCATGATTGGCCTGATACTGGTCATTTTGTCGGGTCTGCTTTTTATGGTATTTGACCATTTCACTAGGGATAAATGATGCTAGTAACCTTGCATGCTGCCTATGGCAGAAAATACAACACTATATGGGCTTGTGCTATAGACTGGCATAAGGGGCTTGATTTTAGGCTGGGCTATGGCCCTTATTGCAGCATCAGAGATGTGGGCACGATGAAGCGTGATGGGTACACAATGTATTTCCATGTGGGTGAAAAGCTCGTGCCCTTTGAAGAGGTAGACAAGCATGGCAAGTAAAACAACCCTCTGCTATATAGTTCTGGATTCCAAGGGCAGAGCCTTACAGCGCTATATGGGACATAGCTATTGGGTAACCTTGTCGTTTGCCTCAGACTATGACAAGGCCATAAAATTTTACCTACCTTCAACGGCTGCGCAATATGCTGACGAATGGGGCTAGACAAAAAGATACTATAAATTAGCTAAACTTACATTCACACTTGAAATAATATAATATAATAATCCCACGCTCTAGGCAAACTGCTGGCAACCGCCACGGCTTAGGGTAAGGGGTTATTATGTCCAAGGCAGAGTACAGAGCATCTAGAGCCCTTGTAAGGGCTAACGGCGTATCAGCGTATAATTGGATTAGCACACCGCATGCGCAGGCTTTTGAGTGTATGGCAAAGCAACAAGATGACCACTTAAAAGACAGACAAAAATACTCCAAAGATTCTGGCATGAACCTACGGGGCAGGCTGTTACTCACTTCACCTGATTCTGTGTTTAATGCGTTCAAAGAAAAATTCAAGAAAAAATAACCAAGCCCCGAAAGGGGCTTTTTATTGCCTTGGAATAGGCGCGCCCAAAAATGGGGCTCACATCACCACAACCATATCATATCACACTTTTCTGTTGTTTTTATACAAATATTTAATTAAAACCCCTAATAGGGTAAACCCTTAGAAGAAGGGGAAATTTTGGGAAAGTAGGGAAAATCGGGAATCCTCATCAAGGCACCTACAAGCCCCAAGATGCGATTTTTCGCGTTACCTATACTATGCCCTCAAAAAATAAAGATCGTCGATTCTACAGCTTTTCACAGGTTATCCACATGGCTTTTCATAGGTAAAACCTAGACTTATCCACATGTGGAAATAAAATAACCCTACACTTGACATAGGTATGGATTTTGTGTTAGAGCAAACTGTTGTTTAAAAACAACAGTCGGGCCAAAAATTTGGCCTACATTACCACTGCCTCATTGTACCCTGCTTTTGTGTTGTTTTTGCGAAAAATAAAATTTATTTTCAACTATTTTCATGATACAATGAATGGGGTTTGCCCATTTTTATAGGCGCTGAAAAATTTTTAGGCAAACCTTATATTGTAGCATGAATTTTTGTTGTTATTGCACACAAAATAAAATAATTATTGGCTGAAAATGTGCTAATCTTTGGGCTTCACTATTTCACGCAATCAACCATGAAAAACGAACGGCAAGACCTAGCACAAGAAACACTCGAAAAACAATGGGCTTTTTTTGTTGCAAAATATCCGCAATTAAAAAATTGTTATTTTCCTACTGTTGCATTATCTGGTAGGCTTAAAACAAAAGCAGGGTATCAACAGGGGGCAAAAATTGTTATCTGCGACAAACTCATGCAGGCAAGCCCACTATACACTTTGCGCACAATTTTGGTGCATGAATTGTGTCATTATGTAGATGCGTGCTTAAATGGGGAACCCCCCAAAAAACAATGGCACGGTAAAAGATGGGCGCTTTTGATGCTACAATGTGGCCTTGAACCTTGCGAATATTCCACCGCGCAGGCTTGGGAGAAAACAAAATGCTAAAATTCTTGATTTGGTTTTCGACTGCTGTGAGCGTAGCCGGGGCTTTCTTTCTGGCTTTTAGATCTTTCCAAATAGGCTACTCTTTATTCATTGTAGGTACAATTATTTTCATTTTTGTTGAAATAAAACAACGAAAATTGTATCTCGTTGCGTTAAACTCTGTATATCTATTAACTTCACTGATTGGGTTTTATCATGCCTTCAAAATCTAAAATTCTGCGCGTATCCATTTATGATATGGATGGTGTAGTTGTGTGTAGTTTGCACCGGTATCGAACAATTACAGACCCCGAAAAAGGTACTCGAATTGATTTAGACTATTGGCGAGAGAATGAACATAGGGCATACGAGGATCAACCTGGCCCCCTCTGGGAACAATACAAAACCGATTTGCTTGATCCCTCATGTTATGTGATAATCGCCACTGCGCGGGAAATGCGAGAGCCTGATTTTAAATTTTTGGCCGATAAATTGGGGGCGCCCGATTATTTAATCAGTAGACCCCACGGCGACAGCACGAGTGGCGCAATTTTGAAGATTTCGGGGCTTGTAAAATTTTTTAATCTTATTCCATTTAAAAATGCCAAGTTTACCGTGTACGAAGACAACGGGCCACAATTATTGAAAATCAGCGACAGGTTCAACATTCGGGGCGTATACGTCCCTTCAAAACAAGGTTTTTGAGTTTGTTGTAAGCATGCAACAAAAAAGCATGCTACAATATCAGCATTGAACAGTTTGTTCAATCCGCGACAATCCGGCGGTCCCGGTATTTGATAAGGTGCTTATATGCCACACAATGAAGTTATTTCCACTGCACAATTGTTAGGGTTTTTCCGCACAAAAAATGTAGAAAAACAGCATGCAATTTTTGAGCAATTGCAAGAAGAAAATCCATCTTTTGAAATTGGAGAATTTCTCGAAAAAGAATTACAAAAGCGTCACGATGCTTACATTCTGAAAACAAAAAACGACATTGTGAAGCGTGAACAGCAGGAATCCAAACCCCTTACAGGTGGCGTGGATGATGCGCTAGGCCACGTCGAACAGTTACCGCGTGGCCGCTATGTTTTGACGTGTGCTCAAAACAATACAGAAGTGGATTCTGTCGCCTTGGGGGCCTTGCAAGAATATTGCGCAATCAATGACGCGGTTTTGTTGGTGGCAAAATTCACCTACAACAAAAACGGGTTTCAGCAGTCGCAAGACGTGACCGAGGGCATATACTATGCCCCAGAAATTACGCCCTATATCGTCGAGGGCCAAGTATCCCTTGGCGGTGTGCATTTTATTGCACAAGCCAACGTAATCCCTACTGCAAAAAATCCACTGTCAGGTTTTGAAGGTATCACACCGCAAGGGGTACATGTGGTTATACCTGCATCAAAAATTGCGCTGAACTGTACCGCATCGCTTAAAGGGGCGCATGGTAAAATTCTGCTGTCTACTGGCACGATCACAAAGCGCAATTACATCTTAAGAAAAGCGGGGGCGGTCGCATCCTCAGACCATAATATTGGCGCTCTGTTCGTCGATACAACAGAAGAAACCCCAGTTTTCAGGCAACTAGAAATAATGCAGGGGGCACGCGGTTTCTATGATGAAGGTATTTTTTACGAACGGGGGGCGTGGGTGTCAGGCATGAAGCCTGCGGCTTTACAGTTTGGGGACATTCACGCCGAAAAAATGGAAGATCAAAACCTTGAAAAATGCAAGTCTTTGATTCTACAATATAAGCCCGAAAATGTTATACTTCATGATGTAATGGATTTTTCAAGCAGAAACCATCACAATGTAAAAGACTGTACTTTCATTTTCCAACAACATACCCTAGGCAATACTGTAGAAAATGACATTTTGTTAGTCGCTGATGTAATTGGTGAACTAGCTAACGTGGTAACAGGGGGTGCGGTTCACATCATTGAATCTAACCATGATTTGGCTATCAACACATGGTTAAAAAATGCTGATTTTAAAACAGATCCCCATAATGCGCGGGTGTATTTACGGTGTATGTCTGCATGGTATGACCACCTGCACGACACCCCTAGCGAAGCATTTAACATGCTAGCCTACTGTATGCGTGAATTCGGCGACGCCCCCCCCAATGTGATATACCATGAAACCGATGAAAGTCTGATTCTTGCAGGGGTGGAAATGGGGCAGCATGGCCACACGGGGACCAATGGTTCACGAGGTAGCCCCGCGCAGTTCCGAAAATTGGGCATCGCGTTAAACACAGGCCACACTCATACGCCTAGCATCATGGGCGCTTGTTATACGGCAGGGGTAGCGGGCAGCCTTGAAATGGGATACAATATCGGCGCATCATCATGGAAACTCGCCAACGTGTTGACATGGCCTAACGGACAACGACAGATTATTTTCATGTAAAATACAACACCCCCCATATAGGGGGTGTTGAAAACAAAAAAGCATGCTATACTGTATACACTGGTTAATTAGAGGGTGCCAGTTTTAAAAAATCCCTCTTTTTCTCTTGACCATAAGGAACTTTGAAAAATGACAACCGCAACAACAACAACAACCGCCGCAAAAACTGCAAAACCAGTTAATTACACGCCAGAACAAACTAGGCGCATGATTGATTTTTACACCTCAGAGGGTAAAACTGAGGATGCAGCGAAAGCTCTGGCGCTTGAAATGGGCAAAACTCTACGCAGCGTTGTCGCAAAACTCAGCCGTGAGGGTGTATATGAAAAGAAAACATACACCACCAAAATGGGCGAAAAGCCACAGAAGAAGGACGAAACCGCCGACGCAATCGGCGCAGTTTTGAAGTTGACAGAATCGGAAATTGAAAGTCTGACAAAAGCCAATAAAACGGCACTTGTGAAAATTTTTGCAGCATTGGCATACTCAAAGCCCATTGAGGGCTAAAATGTAACCCTTGCCCCTGTAACGAACTCAAGGGGCAAGGGTTCGATTCTGCCACACTTTCAAAAACCCATTTTTAGGAACTAGCCAAAATGAAAACTTCTAACACAAAATTGACAAAAGCACAAAAGCAAGAATTGAAGGAATTTAAAAAATTGAATCCTTCCTACATTTTCACGCACCACCCCTCAGAAGGGCTAACTTTGCTTTTTGTACCTGAGAACACCGCTAAGGTGCGTGTTCATTCTGCTTTGTGTTCGCCAGATGAGCAAAAATACCGCCGCAAAGTTGGTGAATATACAGCAATGAATCGCATGGATTGGGAAGGAGGTTTGTTACTGCCTCAGCCCTTCAATGTACAGGAACTGGCTGACAGCATCGCGCAAGAATTGCCAAACATCACATAACACAGAACCCGAAAACATCAAAGCCCCTACATTTTGTAGGGGCTTTGATGCACCGTTTTGGTGCGCCAAAAATCCACATTACCACCACCTCATTATACAGCATTTTCGCGTTGTTTTTTCGCACAATTCAAAAATATTTTTCAGGCACAATAATTGCCTACAGCAAAAATCGTGCCAGGCTGTATAAATGCGAATGATTTGTATTCAGCGCCAAAAATGCACCGTTTTGGTGCGGAAGCACCAAAACGGTGCAGCTTAGGGTCGGAAGCACCAATTTAGGTATAATTTCCCCAAATTGGGGATTTTTGCACCGTTTTGGGGATTATGACATTTAGGACAACCCAAAAGGGTGATTATGACAGTTTTTGTTACAATTATGACAGTTTAGGGTCAGAAAAAGCACCCCTTTGGGGATTATGACATTTGTAACAAAATGTACATGAGAACGCGAATCATTCTCATTTGCGTTTAGCAACCAGAATCGAAATGCGAGCCATTCTCATTCGCAGTTACCAAAAACGCCCCATTTTAGCCTGCGCCAGTGGAAAATCTAGTGTAAAATCTAACATGCCGCGCGAGTGTTAAAACGAGGGTAAATTCGAATTTGAAAAACTTTTTTGAAAAGTGTATAATAGATACTTAAACAGGGAAAACAAACCGTTCCCGGCCCTAAACTGCAACGGGCCTACCTAACTCTCTTACGACAAAATCATATACCAAACCCTCCAAAATTTGTTAGACTATGAGTATACGATAACAAATTTTATCTTGAAATCGACAACACTTTCAAGTATAATATATACTTCAAGACGATAAAAGACAAGACAGCCATTGAGAAATAAAATTTCTGTCTTGACCCTAAGTTGTAATAATGTTATAATTATATTATGGAAAGGCAGTAAGAGTTAACAAATACTCAATTACACCGGCTCTGATCACAACACTGCTTAACGCATAACAGAGACCCAGGTTCGTAAATTCTGCTTTTTCATACTATGCCCTGTCGTAAGACTAAACTTCTCTGATGAGTTTCTTGGGCCGAAACGAAACCCTAAGCCGTAGGCCACTAATACCAAGTGATGGCGCTACACATTCAGCAGGCTGTTCGCACAAAGATTTCAACACTTTGTCCAGCAGATGCAACTTAGGGTAAGAAGATAGTTATGTATTTTAAGTTGTTCCCGAAATGTCAACCAGCAAGAGCGTCGATAATTCATGGAAGTACTCTAAGTATTATTAACTAAGACTAAACATACACCGCCGTAAGTATTACATGTGGAGCCGCTAATGGACTCGAATCCTACTGTTTGTGCTTCACGAATCAGAATACTGAGTTATGTTTAGATATTATTTAGTGTAAAGCACCAGGGAAAGGGCTCAGTAGGTAGTGGTTATGGCCCAACTACTCGTAGATAGACCCTAAACTGTAGAGGTGCAATGTATTGGACGATTGTGACAGTACCCCTTGTATAGTTAAAATTCTAATACACTAAAGAATCTAGACGGCCAGATGTAAAATAAGCCTCATCCCCTGAGCATCCTCACTATAGGTGCCAGTTCTAGAAGCAACTAACTAGCAGGGTTGTACCCGAAACCCCTACCGTCAAAAGACAATGACTTAGTAGGATAAGTAGGCGATTGCAGTTTAGGGTCGGAGGGATATGTCTACCACGACCAGCTTCTATGATAAAAACCAACATGGGTCTAGCTAACTTCACCGGTTCAAAAGCCACCATACTCGGCCGAGTATGGTGGCTTTTGTTTTATTTGCTCATTTTTGCTGAAAAATGACTAGTCTGTTTTTGCTTAGGCACGCCTGCCAAACCGCGAGTCTGTTTTTGATCTTGACTAGTCTTATTTGAAAATAAAACTCTATAATAGAGTAAGTCCTGCGCCCACAGCACACTTAGTGTATAAGCGAAGTTTATGCGCTGTGCGTTTTCAGGAACGACAAAAGCACCAACAACTTAATGTATGGTGGGTATTGATCCTAAGCAGGGGGCTAGTAATAAAGCGTACAAGGGTGCGGATTAGTATTTTCTTGCTAATATCTAAAACACGCTCTTAACGTTACACCTTAGGGTCAGTAGATTCGTTCTGTTCGATAACACCGAATTACTAGTCTCCACTAGTTATATTAGTCTTTTTATACTAGGTTCGAACTACATCAGGATTGACTTGCCCCGTATGTATCTACTTAGCGACAGGCTTACTTAACTGGGCGGGTGCATCGCTCAACCCCGTTGGTAGGATTGTACACTTTTGGCATAGCACATTGAGTTATTTTCAGCCCCTCGTCATACTATTCATTACTGAATAAAGTGGGTCCGCCAAAAACACTTTCTTTGTGCTATACATATATTATATCACTTTATGCAGCTTAGGGCAAGTGTAAATTTTCCTACCCTAAGCTGTAGCGGTTAAAGTAATTTAACTATTGGTGTACTATTTTTGCTTAAGCGTGCCTGCTAAAACCTGAGTCTATTTGAAAAAGCCTCCTCAATTTCAACAATTGAGGAGGCTTTTTGTCTGTGTCAAATCTCCGGCTTAGGGGGCTGGTAACTTCTGAGCTAGTAGTGCTAAAATATTTTTATTTACCTTTTCGAGACTCTCAAGTAGGTCTGCTGACACATCTAGAAGTACGGCAATGCGTTCGATGTACTCACCTTTCTTTACGGGGACTTCACCACGCTTCGTGAGGTAGGCTTTCTTCTTATAAATGCCCATAGAGCTAAGTTTGGCGATGATGGACCTTTCAGGTACAGCCTCGCCCACTTTGGCTGATAGCTGTACAGCGATTTCTGGCACCGAAACTTCTGCAAGGTACAATTTTTCCAATAAATCAGTTAATTCTTTGTCGTATTTCATTATTAACCCCACTTGGACCAAGGTGTATCAGACCCTAAGCCGTTGTAGTTAGAAGGTTGTTGCGGTTTAGGGTCGGGGTTAAATAGCTCAGTACTAATTAAAGGTGCTGGTACTTTGTCCCAGTTCTTAGGGTCTAGGACCATGTACTTGCTTCTATTACTGGGGTGAGCTACCCATATTTGTGCAAGCATTACCTGTAGATCTCTAGGCATGCCTTCAAAGCAGGTACCTTTAGTAGACCATAGCTTGTGCGTAGACTCTGGATTACGCAGTGTACCTACTTTATCGGAAGTTTGGTAAGTTAGACCTCGGGTCCTGCCTTCCATAATTTCCTCAGCTGAGGGCCACTCATCTGTCTCAAACAGCATGGCTTCAGCTAAAGTATGATTAACTACATATCTAATAGTATCGTGACCCCAAGCTGTATAAGGTACGCCTTGTACAAGGCGAAGTGCATAAAGTATTAAAGGTACTAAAGCACCGTATGGTTTTGCAGGGCCTTTATGTTGCCCTGTTAAATAGCAAGACCTGGAATCAAGCATAAGAAATAGGTATAATCCCCTTTCCCAATCTGTCTTGAAATTACTAGTAAAAGCTTTACCGTCTACTTTACCCTCAGCTGTATAAACTATAGGCATGTTGCCTACAAGTGTAATGATCTGTGGCATAACAATAGTTGCCCATTGGTCTTTTAACCCTAAGCTGGACAAACAATCAACAATAGCAGCTTGTCCCGCCTTCCTACGACCCTCAACTTTATTTGCTAAAGGAGGTAAGGGTACCATAGGGTATAAAT